CAATTGTGCTGCCTGATGCAGCTACCACCCCTGTCAATCACACTTTTGCTCCTAATAGTGTGAAGGGTGATGTTGGTGCCTGGTCGAACCAGGCAGCGTCGCTCCCGATCGGTTTTGAAACGATCGGTTTGACCCTGTCTGATCCGTCTGGCAATGTCACTGTTTACCGGCTTACCGGTACCATGCGGTTGCCCGTACTCAAGACTACCACTGATACAGGTGGTAACAGCGTTACGTCGGTGGACTATTTTCTCGAAGCAAATATCGAGATGAAAATCCCCCAACGTAGTACTCTCCAGAACCGCAAGGATCTGGTGAAGCTGTTCACCGGCCTGTTGGGAAATGCTCAGTTTACGAGCATGGCCCAAGACCTCCAGCATGTCTACTGATCATGTCGCGCCTGAAGCCATCGAATGGGAATGTATCCCGTGGCAGGCCGGCCAGTCCCTCGCAAAACTCCGCGAAAGATTTTCCGGTTCAGACCGAAACCTCTGCTGTGAAAAACAGCCGAGGGAAGTGGCTCATGGTTGCAGCGATTATCGTTTCTGCCGGGAGTGTTCTATTCCCGACAGCGACGGTATTTACTGCTGCCCGAGCTGCTTTAGACGTGATCGCTAATCCTGGCGGTCTTATCGCTCCTTAGCCCTCCCTGCATTCTCTAATGCAGGCGGCGACGGGCACTCACTTGGAGTATCTATCCATGAGTAAAACTGACTTTCGGCCGTCTAAGGCCAGTCGTAGGTGGTTTGGAACGGTGCAACAGCTAGCCGGCAGCATTTTTGAGGCTGTCGGTAGCCCTGTCGCACTAGCTCAGAAGATCCGGCTTGACTGCCGTGATCATTTGGGTTTGGTGTCGTGCGGTGTTGATCCATTACACTACACATCCGCCGCGGATTTCGCGAAGGACTATCTAGTCTCCGAGTTGTTTTCTAAGTTCCCGTCCTGGGAGCTTGGGGTCGACCGGGCCGAGGTAGCCCTAGAGAAATTTGCAGACAGTGAGCGTTCCTGTCTCACCACGAATCGTCGTTTGAGAGGTCCCGGAGGGTCTGCCTTTAATTCAGGCATAACCCCAGATGCAGTGATTTTCACTGCAGCTGCAAAAATCCGTTGGCTCCTTGGCGACTTTGATTGGAACGAGGCAGAACGTTACTTCGGCTTTGGTCCCGGTGCTACATTTGCACTGAGCCGTAGACGCAGTGATCCATTTTACAAATTTTCCGGGATACCGGAGACCACTAGAGAATGTGCGATTCTCGGCGACTGCCTCATTCGTGCAGTTCCAGGGTGGGAATACCACCTGAGGACCATCTTGTCCTCCGAGTCCCCCAGAGACAGCCTAGTTGCGCTGGTTCCGGGGAATCGCATTACCACTGTGCCCAAGAATGCGAAGACGGATCGTTGTATTGCGATCGAACCTCTTCTGAATATGTACGCTCAGAAAGGGATTGGCGGTATTATCCGTCAGCGGCTTCGACGTGTCGGTGTTGATCTCAATGACCAGGGTCCTAATCAGGTCTTGGCTGAG